GATTCTATGAATGATGACATTTTTGATACCCTAAAAAGACCCCCCGTCTTAGGATGACACTTTTTTCCCTATTTGAGTTACATAGAATTGTGTAACATTTATTGGTTACATATACTCCCATGACTATTCGTGGTTTTTCTTGTAAAAGTAAAATCGATATAGAGTGATACAAAGTGTCTACTTAATGGGAAATATATACATGGTATTCAAAATGATGACACTTTTTTTCCATATCTCGTTACACGATTCTATGTAAAAAAATTGAAGGATAAGAGACTTTTCTTAAGAAGACTCGTGTTTTCCCGTAAAATCATTTTGGTGTCATTTGGTGCCACTTTTTTGGATTTTGGTGTCATTTGGTTCCACTTGGTGTTTTTTCGGCTGTTTTTAAGGTCGCGATTTTTCCAGAAGAGCCCGATATCGACCTATCCATAGGTAAAAAAATCTCGAAAATGTAGATTTTTTCACATAGGTAAAATTTTATAATAATATATATTATTTATGGTGTTTTGAGGTTACTTTGATGATATTTTGATGATATTATATTTTTTGAAAATATTAAAATTTAATATTAAAATTTAATATTCTAAAATGAGGGGGGAGAGTTTTTTTAAATTCTATTGAAATTATTTTTTTTAAAAATATACCTACCTATGTGTTACCTATAGAAAAAAAAGGTGTTTACCTACATATAGGTAAATAGTAATTTTTGGAATTCACATAGGTAATCATGTAGGTAAAAGCTTTTCAGAAACATAGGTCTGTCATAGGTACCCAATTTTCAAGTTGATTCTGAATTTCTTGGGACTTCGTAGAAATCTAAAAAGACCCCCCGTCTTAGGATGACACTTTTTTCCCTATTTCGGTTACATAGAATTATGTAACATTTATTGATTACATATACTCTCATGACTCTATAAGTGATTCTATGAATGATGACACTTTGAGACTCCAAAAAAAAGACCCCCCGTCTTAGGATGACACTTTTTTCCCTATTTGGGTTACATAGAATCATGTAACATTTATTGGTTACATATACTCTCATGACTCTATAAGTGATTCTATGAATGATGACATTTTTTTGCCATATTACGTAGTTTAGATTATGACTTCGAGATATGTGGATGCATTATCTATTGTCTATTCCAAGTATCTTGTCTATTTCGGTGTAACTTATTTTTGAATGAAGGCATATATTTCTGTAACATGTATGTATTCATGGTGGTCATTTCTTTGTAATAATGTACTGTGAGTCGGGACAATCAGGGCAATCGGAATTATTAATTTCGGGAATAACTTTATTCCTTTCATTATAATAAAATGCGTATTCTTTTGGGTGTAATTTTTTTTGCAGCGATAATTTTATCTCTTGGAGCTTTTGTAATGCACAAAAGGAAGCAAGAGAGTTTTGGGAATCAAGAAGATATGTACTGTGTATTATTTTGGGCGAAATGGTGTCCTCATTGTATTGCGATGGAATCAGACTGGAAAAAACTCACACAGAATTATGACGGGAGAAGGGTAAATGGTAAAATATGTCATATTGTCTCTGCTGAAGAATCAGATACTCATACTGCAGAATACCGAAAAATGTGTCCTAAAAAAATAAGTGGATTTCCTACAATTATGTTGATGAATAATGGGAAGTGGAAGGAATATGCTTGTGGCAGAAACTTTGCTAGTTTTGAATCTTTCATAAAAAGTACTTAAAGACAAGCTACTTCATTGAATTATTATGGGTGAATCATCTGAACCTGTCTCTGTTGAAACTGTATCTGTTGAGCCTCACGTCGAACTTGTTAAGGAGTTTACTGAAATTGAAGCCGATGTTCAATCTCTTGCGGTTGGCATTATGGCTATTTCTAAACGCCTAAAGAAATTCGAGAAGATGATGCACACACAGCTCAAACAAAAGGCGAAAAAGACCAAGGGTGTTAAAAAGAACGAGACTCCAATACCAATTGATGCTCGTCTTATGAAATTCATGGATCTTACGGAGGCGATGACGACTCGTAGTGCGGCTCTTCGTAAGATTTCCGAGTATGTTCGCAAATCTGGACTTCAGGTTGCGGATGACAAACGAACTTTTACAACAGACAATACACTTGCGAGCCTTTTTGGTATTCCCAAGGGGCAAAAGCTAACTTTCCTTGCGATCAACAAGCATATTACTCCTCTTTTCAAATCCAAGGGAGAACAAGTAAAAAAGGTTGAGGCAGCTCCTGTAGAAAAGCCAGTTGTCAAGAAGACCAAATCCACAAAATCCTCTGCCAAGGTAGCTGAAAAGTAAATTGTGGAAAAATAAATGACACTATGGTAAATGGAAGACTGTGATAAAAAATACCCAAGACTATTTGGGAGTTCTGTATCACTGGCGAATTGTCTTGTTATCGTAGGTTCCCCGGCGATTGGTCATAGGGGCAAGGTATATACATATTATCTGAAGTCACCGATTAAAAAGGTCGCATTCGATCCGATTTGTGCTTTTGGAGGACATGATGACGATGGATTTGGGATTTCATGTAAACTCATTCATGTAGGAGGGAAAAGGTACTATGCCATTATAGGGGCACATAGAACATACGAGAGTGGTATTTCTGTTGGTGCCTCCTATATATTCAGTACGCAAAATGAGGGTGCTTCTTGGGTTCAAGACAAGAAGCTTTTACCTCCGGTTTCTTTAAATAGAGGATATTTTGGATGTTCTGTCGATTTAATCCCCGGGACATGTATAGTAGGTTCTTATGGAGATAATACACAGGGTCTTCGCTCAGGATCTGTTCATATATATGTAAACTCAACAATGAGTAATCCAGACGGATGGTTTTTAGCACATAGTATATATCCAAATCAGACGTTTAGATCCTACCAACCGAGTGATTGTGATATTCCAGGGACTTATGTGAATGGTTACTTTGGTTTTTCTGTGAGTATACAAGATAATTATGCGGTAGTTGGGGCACCATCTGAAGAAAAAGGGAGTGCTTTTGTGTTTTATTCAGATTCGAGATGGGTAGATTATGTAGATGATACAAAGATAATATATTCCAGGGAGCTTGAAAATATGCGTTCGAATAGATTTGGGTTTCATGTTTCTACTGAGGGGAATCGTATATTGGTGGGTGCACCTGGACGCGATGGGATTAATGGGACTGCTAAATTATTCGATTTGAATATGTATGTAATGCACCCAAATTACACTTTAAACATACCAACTACAGAAACGATTACTGGAAAGGAGTTTACAACTCAGTCTCTATCATCTCGTTCGCTCTTTGGGAGATCGACGTGTATTAGGGGGGATTACTTATTGGTAAGTGGACACGGAAGAACATGTGAGGGGAAACATATTGGGAGTGCTTTTTTATTTAATGAAGCGGATAATACGATTTGTCCCCGTACTTGTTTACGAGATAAGCTATCACTTGAGTTATTTGGTCATGATGTTGATATGAGTGATCGTTATATTATTATCGGGGATCCTTCAAAAGATTTAGTCCATGTTTATGATTCTATTCGTTTAAAGGCAAATCATGTAATTAAGAGGTGGTTTGCATCCGAATTAAAATTATTCATGCCGGATTTTTTTTCTTATTCGGCTAACATCCACGACCATTAAAAATGAATAATAAACGACAATTCAACTCACTTAGGATACACATGTCTAAGAAATCTACTATGACACTAAGTCAAATTGCGAGTCAAATTGCGAAGGGTGGATATAAGGAGGAAGAATTAGTGGCACAAGATTTATGCAGAATTGATATTAAGCGTCGTATGTTTCCGTTTGGTGATTGTAAGAGAGTTGGTGGCGGATCAAAGACGGACGTTATGTCAAATGATATGTTATTTCGTGCTCAAGTGAAGAAATATAAAAAAAATCAATTTCAGCAAGTAGATAGACATTGGATAGAAAATTTGATTAAATATATACCTGAATTAGACGAGATATCTTTTATACTGAAGCAATGGTGTTATGTGCCTTTAAAGCAGGACTCTATGGACTATATAGATAAGTCGATTGGGAGAAAGCTTTTAGATAATACTAATTTTAAGGACGAGGAGTTAAATAGACTATTGGAGTTGTTTAATATACATAAGCGGTCTATATTGACGTATGCATTTTTAGGAACAGAGAATGAAGATTATGTACCCGAGTATTTAGTTGGATCGGAATATGTTAATAATAAGAGAGCACGACTATGCATATGGAAGATACACGATATTATATCCCATTTAGAAGCAAGTGACTTTGAGATTTCATCAAGAAAGTCTGTAATAAAATTAGGAGATGTATTTTCGATACAGAGAAAGGGTGGTGATGGTGGAAGGAGGTCTTCGAATCAACTACAGATGAAGATTATCCTGAGTAAATTAAATATCGACGACACAATATATATTAATTTGTAAACATTTTATTCATTATCCTGTGATATATCGGGTGCTATTCCTGGTGTTTGTCCTTGGAACATATTTTGAAACGTTTTCATGACATTGTTGTCATATATTTGTTCTTCGTATATTTGTCTTGGAATGTATCTGTACTCTACGCGAGGAGGTGGACATTTGAATGACATTTTCGTATAACCTATTGTGATAAAAACAATTCCAGCGAGTAAAAGTACAAGGGCTAATACTCTGAACATTTATTTATTTATATTTCTTTTTTTATCGACGATTTATCGGGTGTCAATTATAAAGAATTATAGAGAATTAATGTATTGTTGAGTTAGATGGGTTTCAAAAAAATGACGATATAAAGTATTGAATAGTAATAAGCAAACATGGAACTCTCAGACGATCAAAAAATATTTCTCGACGAATGGTTTTTGAATAAGGCAGTAGATACTTCGGAAATAGAATGTGTCTTTCAAAAAACGGAAGATAAGGATGGCTTTCTTCGTGTTATAGAATTTATGAGACATCAGCGTCAAAACAAGTATGACGAAAGACGCATGGATTCGATTGTAGTATCATTTGACTCGCTTCCACGCATTGTAATCGAAGGTACGGATATGATAAAAGCTTACTGTAAAGACGAAGTGGGGTTTCTAGAAAGGGAACTAGAAAAGTCTGATTCAAGTCGTGCGATTCTAGTTGAAAAGAAAACGATGATAGATTCTATAAAGTTGGAGGATTATAAAGTGAATGTAAAGGACGAAAAGGTGATGACGTCGGAGCATGAAGAATTTCAGGATGTACTAGATGTTGTAAAAAACAAGTGGAATAAGACGGAAAAGACATATCGTATGCGTAGAAGATATTCGTTTGTGGGGGATGTTCTTCGGATTGACTTGACCGTAATAAAGGCGAATCACGGTGTTCAAAAAAGGCAATCTATTATCAAGTCGCGTTCTTTTAGGGAGAGTGGTACAAAGGAAGCATTTGAATATTTTGAGATTGAAGTCGAGTATATTGGACATAATTCAATGAAGTCTATTGAGGAAAAAAAGGGGGATCTTGACATGTTCATTGAGAAGATTCAACAAGTTATTCATGCTAGGGATATGACATGGAGTTATTTAAGTAAGGAGAGGAGGGAGAATGCGGAAATACAGTTTGCGGAGATAAGAAGTCACTCTGATAAGACGGACTTTTTCAGACATAAATATCGTCTTATGCCTGGACCACAGGTTGTTTCAATGAATCGTGAAAAGCTTGCGGGTATGCTTTCCGAGTTGGAAAATTATACTGTAACATCAAAGACGGATGGATTACGAATGTTGGGCTTTGTAGATTCTCGGGGGGAGCTTTTATTACTTCATCAATCACCTAAGAAGAGTTGTCAGGGGACGGGTCTTTATTTTACAAATGCGATGGGGACTATATTAGATGGTGAACTTGTTATGGGTGAAGAGATACACTATTTATGCTTTGATTGTTATTACTTTCTTGGAAAGGATGTTCGGGTGAAGGCACTTGACGAGCGTCTCGGATATGCAAAGGATATGATACATCATACAAAGGGTAATAGCATTAAATATTTCAAGTTTCTTGTAAAGCCTTTTTTGAAATTAACCAAGGAAAATTTATCAAAGCAGATGAAACGGATTATTGAATTGTCAAAGGGTTATGAAAACGATGGTCTTATATTTACGCCTCAAGATCCTGTTGGTGGATATGAGCTATATAAATCGGAAAGGTATCCTCCAAAGCCAGGTCGTATTCACGAAAGTAATAAATCGTGGAAGAAGCTTTTAAAGTGGAAAGATGATAAGGAGAATACTATTGACTTTCGTGTAATATTTGGTGACAAAGTGACATTATATGACGAAAAAACGGAGAATATGAAGACATATATGGTTATGACACTCAAAGTTTCTGGTCAAGGGGAGTTTACACTTGAAACATATGAGAAGAATCAGAGGAATCAGAGGAATCAGAGGAATCAGAGGAATCAGAAAGATAAAAGGGAGGAATATGAGTTTTTAGGGACATCGGATTCGGATACATGTGTTACACATGTTGAAGTTAAGGAACATGGAAAAATAATATGTCAAAATGGGGATTTGATTCAAGATAATGCAATTGTTGAGATGATGTATTTCCCATCCAATCCATCAAAGATGCGTTGGGTTCCAAGGAACCGACGTTTTGATAAGTCACGACCTAATTCAGCTGAGGTAGCAATGGATATTTGGAAGATTATTCATGCTCCCGTGACACTTGATATGATTGAAAGTGGGGAAGTAGATGTTATAACTTCCCTAGACGAATACTATGTACATGGAACAAAAATTGATGTAGATGACAAAAAGATGCGTCGATTTCATACAACCGTTGTAAAGCAGAGTCTTATTGTATCTCACGGATTTACATTACCGATACAAAATCCAAGACTATTGGATCTGGCGAGTGGTCGAGGTGGTGATTTGAACAGATATATTGCATCATCTTTTAAACACATTGTTGGGATTGATTATGCACTAGAAAATCTTCATAATTCATCGGATGGTGCGTGGGCAAGGCTTTCGGAAATAACTAATATTAAGGGAAAGGATATTGTGTTTCTTCACGGCGATGTTTCGAAAAACATAAAAAATTACGATGCATTTAAAGATTCCGCGGACATGTACAAAAAACGGGCGAGGAAAGAGTTTGAAAATAAATTTGACATGGCTTCTATACTATTTGCATATCACTACATGTTCAAGGATTTTAGGACGCTGAGGGAATTTACAGATAACATTGACGAAAATATAAGAGTCGGGGGATACTTTGTAGGATGTTGTTATGACGGAAGTATTGTGTTTGACAAGCTAAAGACAAGTGGTAAGATTGAATTCAAGAAGGATGGACACGAGTTTTTGAAGATAGAAAGGATGTATTCTAGTGATGATAAGTGGTTTGAAGATCGAGGATCTCTTGGTAAAAAGGTAAAAGTATTTGTCCAGACAATTGGAAAGTGCCACGAAGAATACCTTGTCAACTTTGGATTTGTTAAAAAGTATATGGAAAGTAGAGGGTTCGAATGTGTATATATCAAGAACTTTTCAGAATTTTACAAGCCAGAAATACAGCTAACGAAGGATGAAAAAGATGCCAGTTTTCTGAATTGTGCATTTGCATTCAAAAAGGTAAAAGATACGAAGGATGTCAAAAAAACAAAGATATAAATTTATAAGGATTATAAAATTGAATCCGGTGTAAAAAAAATTAGGCGTAAGTAATGATAATAAACGAGGTATTCGTGTCAATTT